ACCCGCCGAGAAGAATGGATTGGTCAGAGACCGAGCCAAACCTTGATAAGCCTGTAGTGGTCCACTCTTTGACTGTGCCAACAGGGGATCAAGAGCCGCCCGGAATTGGGTCCGTTGTGTTCTGGTTGGAAGATTGCCGGCTCCACCAAAATCCCCAATTACGTCTGCCAGTGAACGCAGATAATTATAACCGGGACCAAAGTCCTTACGTTCTCTGCCAACTGTTCCAAGCAAAGCTTCCAAGACATTGATTGCGTTTCCGCCTCTGGACGCTTGTTGAAATTGCGAACGAATGTCTGTACCAAGTGGGGCAGCGGGAGCAGGGATATCCAACGTCTCTGGATCAAGGTGACCAAAATCTTCTGGTAGCATCTGGAAGAGATGGGTACCCACCTGTCGTTGATCTTCAGGTGACAAGAATGGCATCATCAAGTTTGTGAGAGCAATATACTCACTTTCTGGCGTCCACCGGCTCGGCTTCAAGGCTTTCCACCAATCGGGTGCCCCGGCTACCGGAATATCAAACTCCGACCACTTGATCTTGCCGGGTCCCCTTCTTCCACCACCAGACGGAGGAGGCGGATAAAACCACCCACCATCTTGGGTAGCTTCGCGAGCCGCTTGTTCGCTTTCGTATGGAGTCCAATAAGTGTCTTCCGAGTAGCCATACTCATTCATCCACCAAGGACTGAGCAACCAGTCACTATACTCTTGAGAGTTGCCACCCCTTCGATAATTGTCCTCTTCCTCTTCCTTTGTAGTTTGAGAACTAAGCCCTTGCTGTAGCTGTTGTTCAGCCTCTCCCTGAGAAACGTGTTGCTGGGTCTGGCTATCCAACATGCTCAGCAATTGATCTAATCCACTTCCCAAATTAGGCATTTTTTGTTTGCCTCCGTAGCTCCATGTGGCGAATGTATCGCTCTACTGTCTCCGGCCCGTAGACCTCTTCCAAGTGATAGAAGTCAGCGGGCTTGAGGGTTTCATATAATTTCAGCTCTGGATCAAAGTTCGTGCCCAGTGCCTTTTTCATTTGCTCTGCTCCTCGAGCGAAAGCATCTTTTACATTCATTGTGCCATCCCAATCATATTAGGTGCGGCCCCCACTCGCTGAGCCATCTGATCTTCTTCTGACTGTCCCGGCGGTTCCTCGCCCATAGCCTGTGGCGGTGGCTCTCCACCCGGCCCTGCCAGTCCAGCCCCTTGATCAGGCTTCGGTCCCTGTGCCCCCGGAAGACCGGGGATGCCCTGTTGCATCATTACCTGCAACGCCATTTCTGCCGCCCCATCACCGTTTTCGGCCTGTTCCTGTAAGTAACCAAGCACTCCATACAACTGCATCATCGGATGGTTCTGTGCTTGTTCAATCAACCGACGCTCTCGTTCATCATCAGGCTGTTCGATGTCCAAATAGTTCTGCATGATCGTGTAATCAGACAGCGTGCCCTTGACCTGTGTGGCCATAGCATGCTTCCGTACCTTCTCATTGGGGTATTCTGGATTCAACTTACACCTGACGTTATACTGCCCCAGCTCGCGGCCAAACACCTGCGCGGCGAAATCTTTACCTCGGGTCTGGCCATACACACGAACCATGCTGTTACCGGCGAAGGCTGAAGTAAGCTTTATTAACTTCTTGGCCCACGTAGTGAAGAACTGCTCCAAGTGCTTGACAGGCTGTAACAACCGGATGCGGTTCTGGTCGGCCATCTGAGAGAGCGCAAATCCAGAGATAGCCTCAGCCCCACCAAACATGACATCAGAGAACCCAGCCTGTTGGACTCGAGATCGCAAATAAGTGATATGGTCTCTTACGTCCGGGGGGTTTCCGGGCCAGAGTGGGAAGGCAATGTCTTCGTCGGGTGAGATATTGACGCTGTGTACAAAGCCGGGATCAATTTGGATATCCCGACCGGGCAGTGCCTTGATCACCATGGGTAAGCCAGTAAAGGTATCAATCTGCCGTGCTCGACGATTGACTGATTTCTCCAACAGGCTGACCGAGCTTTCTAATGGTCTAATGGCACCATGTCCCCAGTCCTTACTATCTGATCGACTTACTGGCTTATAGAATCCAATATCAAATGGAAGATCAGAGTAGCCTTCCATGACCTCTGGTTCCCATCCGGGAATAAACTTTCCATCAAACAAGACAGCATTGATAATCACGCCCGGACTATGAAGTATCCAAGCATCAATGAGTTTCCCCTTTTGTTCCATCTTAGCCGTGAGAGGGCTTGACCCATAACCGTCGTGTGAGAAGTCATAGGTCTCCTCAGCGTCATAGATAGACATCTCGACTTCTTGGAACACGGCCCGCCAGCGTCGTGGACCACCATCTAATAGTGAAATTTCTAGTGGATCCACAACCTCAATTCGTGCCGGCAACTCTTCAAATAACCTAACTATATTGACCGCCTCTTGTGGTGTCCTACCGTCGGGGTTAGGCAACTGGGTTGAGCTTTGATACATCTCACTCATCACCGGGTCCCAAACAGTCCTGAGAACATAAGCCCCATCTCGAGCGGCGTGCAGGAAAATCTCATAAGGAATATTGTAACCCTCTCGCTCACAAGCCAGCTGAAGCGCGCCCGCCAAGAATTTCTCAATCTGCGAGCTGTCTTTCTCTTCTTCAGGACTGGGTGCGAAAGAGTGTGCCCGCCACTCGAGGTCTCCGCCCATAAAGATACCAACCGCCACATCGACAACGTTGGTTGGCGTGGGGTCAGGGTAGAGGGTCTCGTTAGCCTTGGCCTGTGCATTATAATGGTCAAAGTTATACCATCTGCGCCAACGAGTAATCTGCTCATGCCAATTATGACTGCGCTGTTTCGCGGCCGAATGGAGCTGAGTAATTTTGGCTACATCATATTCCAGCGCCGGGTCCATAACCGGCTCCTCTACGAAGCCTTCAAAACCTTGTAAGGTGTCTTGTTGCATAGGTAACATAATTTAACTCCAGCCTATATGTGACTGAACTCTCTTAGGGTCACTCCTGAGAGCTTCCGGTAATTTCTCTTGCTCTGGACCGGGAAGCTCTTTCCACTGCGATACATCGGGATCGGGATGCTGAATACGTAGTGGTTTGGAAACATCCACCCCATGATTCTTCACGGCCTCATGACAAGCCATCGCCAATGCAATCGCATAGTCTACGTGGTGCCTACTTTCACGGCCCGGTTTTACAATTCTGAACCCGGTCCCCTTTTCTTCTGCCACAGCGAACTTAATGTGCTCTCGGGCCACGTCGTCTGGATAACAACCAAACCGCTGAGTTCTCAATAAGTCGTACAGAACCTCGCTGGCCGCTACCATGTTGGATAATGTCTGAGTGTATTCAACAACTCTGATACCGGCCTTCTCAATCCTTTGCATCGAGCGCACCAAGTGGCGCGGATCATACACCACTGCACTGATCTTGAACTGCTGGCTCATGTCAAGAATGTACTTCTCAACTGTCGTCTCGAGGTCTACCCTTTCATCTTTCGTAGGTGTGCGTATCTTATGGAACGCCTGATCCACGTTTCCAGTTTCATAATTATATTGCACGGCCACAATAGCCGTACTATCACGTGCAACACCAGCGTCAACTCCAACAACCACAGGGATACGTCGACGCTCATTTTTGTAATCCGTTTCGAGAGACTGCGGGTACCTAGAGCACGCTTCGTCATACCACTCGATTGGGATAAACTGTTCGTGGGTTGTAACCCAGCGATTTTCATGTAGTCTGAGGTATTCATGCGGCCTGAGCGTTGCGCGCTGTTCAATGTAGTAATCCTCCGTTTGCCACGGCATCCTCGGTTCGGTGTCCCAGTAAGCAAACATCCGGCCGTTCTTCCAGCATACCGGATCGCCGTTCTGTTTGGTGATGTGGGACAATTCCTCAACCGGCTCACCCTTCAGCACGATAGTTTCATAAAGGTCCCACAACAATTCACTTTCCCCCTCGAACCCAGCATAGGTTACAATCATTCGGATTGAGTGGGGTACACCGGGAATTTTAATCGGCGTCATCTCGGCCCACAACCGTCGGCTACTATCGGACATATAACCCCATAACTCGTCCCATAGTGTAAAACAGTGGCGGGAACCGGCCGCTGATTTGTACTCTTGGGCTAGGGCTTGAATGTATGTACCATTCTCAAAATCAACGCGTGAC